CTATCGGGGTAGCGCGATACCGGTGCTGACGGCTTGCCATGGTGCTTCGTGGCCACCGAGATAGTGCTCGGTCATCGCCACATTGCTGTGGCCCATCAGCGCCTGGATCTGCTCGTTCGTCCAGCCGGCCTCCTTCAGCAGGGCGCCGCCAAGGCTGCGGATTTCGTGAAACGTGGGCGGGTTGTCCATGTCGACGCCAGCTGCATCGCGTGCCGCGGCGAAGGCGCGCGACAGCTGTTCCGGCAGCACCTGGGTGTGATGGTCTCGGTCCTTGGCTCGCATGTTGCTGGGGCGAGCTTTCTCTGGCAGCCGGTGGATCAGGTAGGGCGAAACCACGGCATCGCGGCAGCGGGCCAGCAGGTCGCCCAGGGGGCCGGTCGCAGCGATCTGCAGGCGGACGTTTGTGGAGCCCTCGGTTTTCGACGGAACCACCCAGAGCGCGCCATCGCGCAGATCAGCGAAGCGGGCGGAAACCACGTCTTCGCGGCGCAGCAGCGTCAGCAGTGACAGGTCCATGGCGTTGCGCACCCACTGCGGCGCGGCATCCCAGATTGCGCGGTATACGTCGATGGACAGGCGTTCGCGCTTTCGGCTGTGCGAGAACTTGCGAGTGGCCAGGGCCGGGTTAGTGTCGATCCAGCCTTCCTCAACGGCGCAGGCCAGAATCCAGCCAAGCACCAGCCGGAACTGCTGCCGCGCACGCTCCGACTCGGTCACCTCGCGAATGAAGGTGGCGCAGGCCTTCACCGTCACCTCGGCAACCGGCGTGGCGCCAAGGCCAGCCTCGATGCGCCGGATGACGCTCTCGTATACCTCAGCCGTCTTTGGCGCCCACTTCCTCCCAGGGATGTCGTCGGTGCGGAACACCTTGATGGCGTCGGCCACAGTCTCGCCGGGCGTCAGGACCCGACCGACAAGGTCATTGCCAGGGATGAGCAGAGAGTTGAGCTTCTTGGCAGCAGCAAAGGCCTTGGCCTTGTCTTTGCCCATGGAATGCTCTTTCCGGGTTATCGGATGGCGATACTTAAACCCATCCCGGTTTGGATAGAGGTTGTCCGGCCAGCCAGTGCGGCCTGGTTTGCGTGCTCGTCCCATCATGGCAAGTTACGCCGCTGCCAAGACGCTGGCGACCAAGTCATCGCCACCAGCCAGCCATGCATGCTCATCGACGTACCACTGGCCGACCACCTTGGTTGCCGGGATCTTCCCATTCCGGCACCACCGCCCCAGCAACTGGGCATCAGGCCGGCTGTCCTCATCGAAGTATTTTTCCGCCCATTTGTGGGCCAGCATCAGTTTCATGCCGTCTCTCCTTCCAGCGCCGCGCGGGCGCTCTTGTTGTGTCGTTCAAACACGACTCTTCTCCTGATACCGCGCAGCGCTACCATCAACACCATGCCAACCAACCCCTACAGCCAACACACCCGAGAGCAGCTGTACGCCGCGGCGCAGAAGCGTGCGGCAAAGCTGCTGGACGGCCCGCACTCGGACACCGGCCACCTGCTGCTGTCCATGGCCATGGAGCTGCACGACGCACGGATGGCCACACGGGGCCCTGGCGGCGACCTGAAGGGGGCCGGCTCGCTCCTTGACGCCTACGGTCCGCGACTGGACCTGCTGCTGCGGAACGCTCGGCATGAGGTACTGCTCGATGCTGCCGATGTCGTCCTGGGTGCGAAGGCCCGGGTGTGGCTCAACCCAGGCTACTACGAAGGCAGCCCTGTTCAGCGGGGTATGGCGTCGGATGCTGGCCTGCTGGAAGTGCTGACCGAGCTGGAGCTGCTGAGGAAGCGATAGTTCACGCATCGCTCGCCTCCTGCGGGCTGTCCGCTTGCTGCAGTGGAGTCCAGTACCCTACCCGCCGCCTCCCTGTGTAGCCGCATTCCGAGCAGCCGTGGCCCGCGTCCTCAAAGGTCCCCCAGCAGCCGCTACAACCTTGCGTCCCGCCAATAGCCTCGGCGACCTTGCCGTCAATCACGGCGTAGTTCTTCCGGCGATCCAGCCTTCGGCCTGCGATGCGCTCGACACGTTCGTAGGTGGTCTCTCGGTCGTCGTAGTGGATGAATCCGCAGTCGTCCACCGTGTGGCCGAGCCGCTCTATGCAACGCGCCATCACTTCACCCCCTGCGGGCGGGCGGCGAGAAGTGCATCGCACAGGGCGTACAGAAGGCGCCCTTTCAGCGCCTTATCAAGAGCCCTAACGGTCATGCCCCCCGGAATTCCATCTGGCGCCGTCACGCGAATGTCTGGGCCGTCCTTGTGAATCCTCCACCCCTCCGGCGCGGCGCGCAGGGCGGCGGTGATTGCGGCGATTGATGCAGCGACAAGCGGTGGCAGCTCGCAGCCAGCTACAAGCATGTCGGCTGGCGCATCCTCGCTGAGCTTTCTCCATTCCTGCGCCAGCAATATCCTGGCGCGCTGCTGGTCATCGGTCATGGCGCTTCCTCGCACTTGGTTGACGTGTAGTAGATGATCGCGCTGCGTTCGCAGTGGTATTCCTCTCCGCAGGAGCCGCAGGTGACGATGGTGTCGCCTTCGAGGCCGTGGCCGAAATTCAACTCCCAAGCATTGCGCTTTACGTCCCCGCAGTACGGGCAGACTGGATCGTTCGTGTGGGATGTGTCACTCATCCGACACCCCCGCGCCGTGGCTGGTGGGCTGCTCGTCGGCCGCTCGGATGGCACGACCGCCGGCACCGTAGAACGTCGCGTCCAACTGCTCGGGGTGCTTCATCAGCACGTCGCAATCGCAGAGCATGCCGTGCGTGTTGTAGCTGCACCGGTTGTGGTGGTACTCACGCTCCACGCTGCGGGTGATCTCCCACGCCCTTGGAAAGTCGACGCTCATTCCCCCCCCTCGGCGCTGGTGGCCTGCATGCGTTCTTCCGGCAGCTCTTTGCGCAGGAAGTCGTTGAAGTCGCCGTTGCCAGCGTGGAAGAAATCAAGCCAGCGCTGATACTCGGCAGCCATCAGCGCGTGGGCTTCTGCCTTGCCGCTGCCGCCCTTGGGGCTGGCGTCGAGCAGCGGCAGCCAACCGACCGGCGTGCCTTTGCCCTCGGTGAAGTGGTCGTGATCCCAGCACCAGCCGGCGAACTGCCAGCCAACATGCTCATCGTCTCCCACGTTGTCGTCGTTACAGGCTCCGATGGTCCACGCTGGGCCTTCGGTGTCCTCGGTCGCGTGGTCATCAAACTGCACCAGGAGCCGCACCATCGTGCCGTCACGTGGCGCAGTAGCCATCTGTCGCGGCGCAAGGTCGATCCCCGGCGCTGCGGGGGTGCTTGCCAGCAGTTCACGTGCAGCGGCGTACCACGCCTGCGGTGCAGGACCATTGAAGTGCCTGCGGCCAATAAGCGCTAGTTGCACATCATCAACCGGCGCTGCGGCGACGGGGGCGGCGTAGAGCGGGCCAAACCATTCGAAATCTTCCGAAATCTCAACGATCGGCGACCAATCGTCCATGTCGGCATTGCTGGTCGATTCATGGATGTTGCAAACCAGCTCGGGTGCAGGCTCGCCGTCGAAGTGGTGCGTGCGAACCTGCACCAGCGCTTCGTACTGGGCGAGCTGGAAGAGATTGAACCCTCTCACGTAGTACGCGCCCTCGGCGGTCGGCTTCGTCTTGGTCCACGCCACCGCCTCCTGCGCTGCGGCGGGCTTTGATGCTTCCGTGGTTGTGTTGGTCATTTCTTGATCCTCAACTGGAGGCGCCGGCCCTCGTGGCGAGCGCAGAATTTGCGGGGCTGAGCTGCCGTGCGCAGCCAGGGATATCGGGTGTGTACGCTGGCCATGAGCCGGTGCGTGTTGGCATGGCGCAGGTGGCCGCGGAAGCTGGAAACCCGCGCCGAGATACCGCGCAGATCCGCTGGGGTGGCTCGCACGGTGTCGCGTTGCACGTGCTGCCCCTCCCACTCGGCCAAGGCCTGCTGCAGGTGGGCCACAACGCGGCGACGGGCGAGGGTGTGGGTCGGGTAGATGACGTAGCCGAGGAAGTCCAAGCCATCGGTCAGGCGGCACAGCTTCTGTTCGGCCTTCAGCTGCAGCCCAAGCCGCTCCTGCAAGAACGTCTCGATCTGGTCGCGCCAAGCCGCCAACTGTCCGCGGTCGTAGTGGAACAGCACGAAGTCATCGACGTAGCGCAGGTAGCGCTTTGCCTTGAGCTGGTGCTTTACGAACTGGTCTAGCGCGTCCAGGTAGACGTTGGCGAAGAACTGGCTGGACAGGTTGCCGATTGGCAGGCCGCGTCCAGCGGGTGCATTGGCGAGCCGCTTGTGTGGCGGAACCTGCGCCACCTCGGCGGCGGTTGCCCTGCATTGCACGCCGGCGTGCAGCGGAGAGCGTCGCAGCAGCGCGTGGGTGGCTTGTTGGACGCGGGCCGGCACATTGCGTGCGCCCATCCGCTTGCGCAGCATCTGCCACAACGTAGAGCGGTGGATGCTGTTGAAGAAGTTGGCCACATCAAGCTGTAGATACCAGCCGCCACCTTGGCCGCTGTGAACCTGTCGGGTGAACTCCTGGGCCCGGCGCACGGCTGCATGGCTGCCGCGGCCTTTCCGGTTGGCGTAGCTGTCGTGGATGAACGTTGGTTCCCATATCGCTTCCAGCTGCGGCACCAGCCAGTGGTGCACGACGCGGTCGGCGAAGTCGGGGGCATGGATCTCGCGTGCCTTGGGGCGCAGTGCAACGAAACACGTAGATGGACCCGGCTGCCATTGCCCGGCCTGCAACTGCCGCTGCAGTTCCAACAGGCCATCGGCCCACCGGTAATCGAAACGCAGCTGGTTGAAGCTTGGAACCTTCTGGCGGCGTGCGCGCCGCCATGCCTGATACAACTCCTGCAGGCTTACATCTCCCTGAAACTCACCGGCACGACGCACGGCCAACGCGAACCCGTTGTTGTTGCGGTGGTTGTTGTTGACGTTGCCGTTGTTGAAATTGACGTTCCACGCAGACGCCGAGGACCAGGCGGCCGCCTCCCCATACACTTGCGACCAGGCAGCGCAGCCCGGATGTGGATAGCGCTGCTTCGTCATGAGTTAGCCCTCGCAGGGGCGGTACGGGTACTCAGTTTCTCGCCACGCTGCGGTACGCCATTGGCTCGCGCATTCTGGGCATTGGGAGTGCTGAAGCGGCGGTTCCACCCGCCAGCTTGGGCGCCTAGCTCGTGAGCCAGGCGCGCCAGCATTTCGAAGCGACGGAAGCTGTTGAAGGCGTGCAACAGCTTCGCCAGCTGCAGGTGCTGCTTGAGTGAGTCGATGTCCCACACCAGCTGGCCCACCAGCTCGGCTTGTCGGGCACGATCGCGCCATGCCCGATTGGCATTGGAGAACACGGTCATGGCCTGCTTGCGCAGGTCTGCCCCGACCGCATAGCGGTGATACCGGGGGAACTGGCGCACGGCCTGCTCGATCTCAAGCAACAGGCGTTCGGCGGCTTTGATGATGGGCGGGGGCTGGAAGCGGGAGGTCATCGGTCAGCTCAGCAAAGAGTCAAATCACTGACCGGCACGACGCACGGCCAACGCGAACCCGTTGCCGTTGCGGTGGCCGTAGTAGACGTAGCCGTAGCCGAAATAGACGCCCCACGCAGACGCCGAGGACCAGGCGGCCGGGGTCTTGCTCCAGTACCAATCGTTCTGGATGTCCTGGAAGAAGTCGGTACTGATGGCGGGCTCATAGCGCGTGCGATCCACCAGCAGCGACAGCTCGTCGATGGTGGGCAGATCCCAATCGCTGTGGCCGGCAAGCGTCAGTGCCTGGGCAGCGGCGTCGCACTTCTCCTGCGGCACGTCCGTATCGACGATGCTGGTGGCGGTGAAGGTCAGGCCGTGCTCCGGCAGTTCGACGGCGACCCAATCGGTGGCATCGTTGGGCAGCTGCTGGCCGTCGGCGCCGATCTTGATGAACTTGATGTTGCTCATTCGGTAGTGCTCCTGGTGGTGATCAAAAAGGCCAATTACTGACCGGCACGACGCACGGCCAACGCGAACCCGTTGTAGCTGCGGTGGCTGCTGTCGACGCCGCCGCTGCCGAAATCGACGCCCCACGCAGACGCCGAGGACCAGGCGCAGGGCGTGCTCGTCCAGTGCCACTTAGGCTTGACGCGCGGGAACAGCGAGGTATCGATCGCCGGTTCGTGGCGGGTGTCATCAACCAGGGCGGCGAGCTCGGCGCGGGTCGGCAGGCGCCAATCGTTAACGCCAAGCAGCGTCAGCTCGCGGCAGCGGGTTTCGCAGGCTTCCTGGGTCATGCCGTCGTTGGCGTCTTCCGCGCTGCCCAGCGACTCGACGGACCACATGAGGCCGGTGCTGTGGTCAATGACGGCCACGTGGTTCGTGAGGGAGCTTCCAGCCGGCAGGCGGGTGCCGTCAGCCAGCACCTTGGTGAAGCCGCTTGGTTGCGGCGCCGCTGCGAACCCGTCAACGGCCAGCAAGGTCATTGCCGGTTCGCGTGGGCGGATGACGATGTCCGCCGTGGCGGTAGAGATGGTGATGTCGTTCACGCCGTTTGTTCCTTCTTGGATGGGCGGTGGGTGTACCGGGCGCGGCCCGGCAGGTCGGGGATGAGCAACAGCTGATCGGTGGTGACGCTGTAGCGGGCAACGCGGCAGGGCTTGCCCTTGCGGTTCTTGACCACGATTTCCGTGGAGCGGATCGGGTGGCCTTGCTGGCGCAGGTCGTAGATGCGCGCGCTGGCTCTGGCGATGCCGAGCTCCAGGAAGATCTCGGTTGCCGTCATTGGTCGTTTGGTGAGCGCCGCAAGCAGCTCGTCGCATTGGGCTTGATCGGTCATGGCAGCTCACAGAGCCAGCGGCAGTTGAGCGAGTTCCGAAGGGAACACCGACCGCTTCACTGGCGCCCTACGCTTTGGCGCGCGCTGTCCATGCACGAGGTTCCACTCTGCGTGCGCTTCTTCGAAGGTCAGGTGCCTGGCTGTGCTGGTGCAGGCGCATTCCACGCTGTGGCCACCCCCGGCAGACGGCCGACGCAAGTCGAGCATGTGCCGCGCCGCATGCCCCTTGCTGCAGGGAATGATTGGCACCTCTTCGGTGATCATGCGTTGCATGTGGTTCTCCTATTGGGCGTAGGACAGGAGCGCGAGAAGCGCGCCGATGACGCCGGCCGCAGCCAGGGTGATGAGGAGTGCTTCGGTCAGTCCGCGAGCGGATCGCTTCATAGCGCTTCACTCACGAAAGCCAGCTCATAGATGACGCAGTGCGCCCGGGCAGCCGGAGGGGGACCGGCCTTTACCGCGGAGAGGGGGAGGACCGCAGTTGCCCGGGCGCATGCGTCTGGAACGGGGTAGGAGCCGCTGGCGACGGCATCGACAGCGTCGAGCGCGTCTTGCCAGCGGCGAGGGGAGAAATCGGCGGTGAGCGCGACGGCAACGCCGGCGGCGCAGTTCGGCACGCGGTCGGCGGCACGAAAGCCATTGAGGGCGGTCGCCGCGATGGTGCCGCGCAGTCCCCAGTCGTCGTGGTCTGCCAGCTCGTACACAGCGAGGGCGGCGCAGATGCGCGGACTCGTGATGACGAGGTCGGCCGGGATGGTCACTTCGCCATCGGTGGTCACTGCAGCTGCGGGGGCGTGCTCGGGCTGGCCGGTGGCGGCGCAACCGCTCAGTACGAGGCACAGAGCGGCGAGGAAGGTGCGGGCGGTTGCCATGAACCTGATCTCCAGCCCCTGCCCGGATGGGTGTGTCGCGGGGCGATGGAGTCAGTAAAGCGCTGCTTAAGTATAAAGTCAAGCGATGCTTTATTGGAATGATGAATGTGTTCAGACGCCGCGCAACAAAAAGCCCCGCATAGGCGGGGCCTGGTGGTCTATCACCGTGCGGTAGGGCTACTTCATCTTGTCAGGATTGAACCCGCTCACGTCGAACTCCCATGACGGCGCCCCTTGCCTGAAGGTATTGGCCTGGATGCGCACGATGTCGACGGCCTTCATTCGACTTGTGAAGTCTGCATAACCTTCGATGAAAAGGGTCTCGCTGGAGTTATCCTCCGGACCGACAGCTTTGTATGTACGCGGCTCCGCGTCACCGAAACGGACCATGATTCTGCAGCCGTCATAGCTTCGACATTGCAGCTGTCCGCGCTCGATTGAGAAGATCACATCATTACCATGCCGTGGATGCTTGCGCAGGGTCAGGCTAGCGTGCTGCGCGCCTGCGTACGGAAAGTCGAACTCGTGAGTGTTAGAGCTTGATACGTAGGCTACATTTGATGTCTTGCTAGTCATGTCGTCGATCGATGAGGAGTATCTCCATTGCTTACCGATACTTTCCTTACGAACCATCTCCCGTAGCTCTGGCAACAGCGCGCCGACCTCCTTTTCCTCCGCAGAACCCAGGTGATGGGAGACGAGCTGCTCCGCCGAATAGAGTCGCGCTGCTGGTGTCCGCTCAGCATTTTTCGCGTCCACAAGAAGTTGAGCGGGTGTTATAGCCGGAGTCGCGACCGGTGCTGAGTGACTGTTGGCTTCGGCCTTCTTTCTGCTAGGCATCAGGCACGTAGCCAGCACAAGAAGAATCAGGGTTCCGAGGATGATGATGGCGCAGCCAGACGACCTGGCGGGCTTCACTGATTGCGATAAGGCTGCAGTTGGCGCAATGGGTGTGGCTGCGGGCCCGCGTGGTCGTACAGGATGACCACAGCTTGGACAGCTTTCCGCTTGGTCACTCACTTGGTGTCCACATTCAATGCATGCAACTAGAGCCATCTACTCCCCCTGTTCTCTCTAACCAGTCCGTTAGTTAAACCGCTCAATCCTGTTTCGCAGGTAGATCTTGCCGCCGATGATCGTGCCTTCCGGAACAGGGAATGGGTCCCCATAGCTCTTGTTCTCGCTTGCGACGTGAATGACGCCGCGGTCAATAAGGCGCTTGATCTGATGCCCATTGCCCATGTTGATCAAGTAGATGCCATCGCCGTCAAACGATGTAATGCCGGTATCCACTACTACGGCGTCGCCCGGTTGAATGATCGGCATCATTGAATCTCCGTTTCCGGAGATTAAGCGCAGCCTTCCAGGTGCAGGAACAAATCCAACAATGCTGCGAATGTAGCTAGGCTCGAAGTCAATAGCCTTAATGACTTCCGGAAAATCTGGGTTCTCCATACCTTCTCCCATGCCCGCCGTTGCTTCCAGTTGCTCGACCCGAACATAGATCCCTGCGGTCGCAGGCGGAGAGACGGGGCCGACCTCAGCGCCCATTCCGAAATGTGAGAGGGGCTTGCTGGTCAACATTGCCAAGCGTGGGAGCTTGCGCTTGTCGACCTTTCCTGTCCTTAGCCAGCCGGACACTGCCTGCTCCGTCACGCCGAACGATTCGGCGATCTCCTTTTGGGTACGACCCGAGTCTTCGATAGCGACTCGGATGGCGATGGCCATTTCTGCATTTTCAAGCATCGCTTGATTGTCCCCGGCAGACCCCGCTTGATGTAAGAAAGCAATGCTTGACTATGGGCTTAAGCAATGCTTTAGTTGGCGAATGAGCGCAATCGCATTCGCAATCGATAGGTTTCCTGGTCGGCAGGCTGATCTCGCCCGAAAGCTTGGGGTTTCCCCACAAGCGGTCAACCAGTGGGTCAAGGGTCGCCGGCCAGTCCCGGTCCGCTTGGCCCTTGCGATTGAGCGCGAGACTGGGATTTCCCGCCATGACCTTCGGCCGGACGTGTTTGGGGCGAAGGCAGACGAAATCTCCGCTGGTGGTCTGGACGAAGTCCCCGTGGACCCCATGTTTTTTGGTCATCGGGGCCCGAGCGTCGCCGAACAGATCGGCGCAACTGTGGACTGTCGAATGAGCAAGCGCGCGCTGCGAGCTCGGCTTGGCTTCACCAACGACAAGCAGCTGGCCACCGTGCTCGGCTTGCCGCTTACCCAAGTTGAGAGCTGGGAGGAAGAGCGCGCGCTGCCGGCCGTGCCCGAGGTGCTGCGCCTGCTTGGCGCGCAACCCGCCGCTGTAGTTGAGGCGCCGCCGGCGGACCCGGACGACAGCCGCATCGTTCCGGTGGAGACCGCCTGAGATGAGTTCGATTCCTTTCATGGCGCCCATCGTGCCCCGCGCCTTTTCCGCAAACCACGTTCACGGAGCCCCGCAATGAACATCGCCGACGCAGCCCACAAGACCGTGAAGGATTACCCGGGTGGTGCAGAGGCCCTGGCCACGCGGTTGATCACGGTCAACGAGAAGGGCGAGGAAAAGCCGATGTCCGGTGCTGTCCTCCGGAACAAGGTCAATCCGCATAACCGTACGCATCACCTCACGTTGGCCGAGGCGAGCGAGATCATGTCGCTGACCGACAACCATCGGATGCTGCATGCCCTGGCTGCGGAGCACGGGTATGTGCTCCGCCGTGTCGAAGGGGAGGGCACCGGCAGCGTCATCGGTGCGGTCCTCGCGGTATCGAAGCGGCAGGGCGACCTTGCCCAGGCTGTCGCGATTTCGCTGGAAGACGGAAAGATCACGCCGAACGAGTCGAGCGAAATTGGGCGGCTGTGCGCCTCCATCCAAGCCGATGCCGCGGATCTCGCGCAGCGCGCTGAGCTTGCATCGGCTGGTGGTCAGTGAGCACACCAGCCAAGGCGAAGCGAAACCCACTCGCGCGCTTCTCAGACCAGCAGCTGCGCGATGAGTTGGACCACCGCGCCAAGGAAGAAGGGAAGCCAAAGACGGTTTGGGTTGAGAAGCGCTCCGAGTTCCTGACACAGAAAGCCGACGAGCTGGAGAAGACCGTCGAGACTCTGGAAGAGGAGTTGATGCCCAGCGGGCCGATGCGTCCGCTGCAGATCGCGCGGATTCGCGCGCTGAAAGACCAGGTCAGAAGGAACCGGGCCTTCGCCAAGTTGGCGAAGGCCGATGAAGACGCCGCCGAGGCGCAGACGCAATCAAACACAAGTCCATCGTCGCCCAAGTAGGCGCGAGCGGTAGCAGGAGTCATGGCATGCAGTACCCAACAACAAACAACCTTCGCCCAGTAGGGCACCTGTTCCAGCGAGGCGCGCAATGAGCTCGCGAATCACCGGCATGGTGTTCGATCGCTACCCGGCGGGCGGCGGCGAGCGGCTGCTTGCCCTGGCGCTTGCTGATTGCGCCGATCACGACGGCACGAACATCTACCCCAGCGTCGAGACGCTGGCCGCCATGACGCATCAAAGCGAGCGCGCTGTGCAATACCAGCTGCGCCGCATGGAGGAGTCTGGGTGGCTGATTCTCGTGAACGCCGGTCGCGGCGGTCGCTCGTCCAATCGCAATGGCGCAAACTACACCCGCCGGTACCGAATCAGCCCGGAATGGTTAAAGGGTGCAAATTTTGCACCCTTTCAAAAGGGTGCAGATGGCGACTCGAAAGGGTGCAAAACAGAGCACGAAAGGGTGCAAAACGACGCACTAAAGGGTGCAAAACAGAGCAAGAAAGGGTGCAACAGCTTTGCACCCAACATAGAAGCAACTAAAAGCAACCAAGAGCACCCCACACCGCGTGTGTGCGAACCGCTGGGCATGACCGAGGCGGACATCGAACGCGAGGTCTCCCCGCTGGGGGTGCTGCCGGATGGACTGGATCGCGAAGTGCTCGCCCAGTTCGTTCGCCATCGACGCGTGCTGAACCGGACGCTGTCGGTGCAGGGCTGGCTGCAGATCCTGCCGACGCTGAAAACCCTGACCGCATCCGGCGGCGACCCGAATCAATCCCTCCGCGACGCTATGGCCGCCGGCCTGTCGTTGCCCGTCAGCCCGAAATCTGGAGCCAACGCCCATGGATCAACTGCAGAAGGTTCTGCCGCCGGAGTCGCCCAAGCACGAGCCGAGTACGAGCGCCGCCATGGCGGTGGCAACACTGGCCGCCCAGGCGGAGCGGGACGAGGCCAGCCGGCAGGGGATGTCATCGACGCCGAGTTCGCCGTTGTCGGGTGAGCCCAGCCAGCGCGCCATGGATGCGCTGTGGAACTTGTGGGAGCGGATGGAAGCGATGTTCCCGGGCAAGTGGAAGCACGCCAATGGCCTAGCGCCTGCCAGTGCGGACGGTCCGCTGACTGTGGCCGGCGAGACTTGGGCGCTGGCGCTGAAAGGTCTGCTGCCGCGCCAGCTGGGCGAGGGCATGGCGTCTTGCATGCGCATGGGCCTGAAGTGGCCACCAACCCCCGGCGAGTTCCGCGCGCTGTGTTTGGGCTTGCCATCGCTGCCGCAGGTGGAGCAGGAGCTGCGCCCCGGACAGGACCGTAGCCCGTTCTCCGTGCTGGTTCGTTCGCTGTTGGACTTGCATGCGTTCAATGCTGCGGACGGCTACCAGCAGTCCCGCATGGTGGCTGCCGCTTTCAGCCAGGCAATGCAGCACGTCTCGGCTGGCGGCGCGTTGCCGGCCGCCGTTCCTGCGTTGGTCCACGAGAGGCCGGCCGCACCCAACGTGTCCAACCGGGAGAGCGCAGCTGCCGCGATGGCGCGCGCTGCCCAGGAGCTGGGGTTCGATTGATGGCGATGCAGCACTCCACCGGCACACCGACTGCGGCCGAGGCCGAACGCATCGAACTGGCGAAGGTTGGCCCGTGCATGGCCTGCCTGGTGCTCCAGATCGCCGGCCTCTTGTCAGCGCGCCGGGTGGTCTACGGCTGCGACTACAACCACGCCAAGAGCGGCAACCGCCGCAGAGGCCACATGTTCGGCTACGCGCTCTGCGTCTGGCATCACCGCCGGCACCCCACGGAGGGCAAGACCTTGGCACAGACGCGCGAGATCTACGGCCCGAGTCTGATGGACGGCTCCCGGGTGTTCCACGAGACCTACGGCAGCGACGACGACTTGATTGAGCAACAGACCCAAGTGAATGAACTGAGGAGAGCAGCATGACCGATGTGCGCGAACTGCTGGCAAGGCTGAATCCCACCACGATCCGAATGGACATCGGGACCGGCTCGGGCGGCGGGGTGGATGCCCTGACGAACATTGATATCGCGGGGGCGCTCGGAATGGTTCCTGCGGGCCTCGGTCGGGATCTATTGGAGCTGTTGCATGGTCCTAACCCAAGCCGTGCTGACATCTTCCGATCTTTCGAAGGGGCTGTTCGGGTGGCTATGGAAGAGCGCGCTAGGCGTTTGAACGAGTACTTCGACGCGAAGACGACGCTGGGTATCGCAGACTGCATCGCGAAGTTCCATCGGGACCGGAGTGAAGCTGGTCGGCGGAATATCGGGATACTCAGAGCTCGAGTGTCGGTAGCGCATGATCGCCTGTTTCCTGATCGGCTTGAGGAGCGGTTGCCCGACATTACGGCGGTATGCATCGGTCATATGAGGGGTGAAAGGCTCAGTAACCGGGAACGGGCGGCGGCTATCGGAGTTAGTGATTCCAGTTACCGTGAGGCCTGGGCAGGTGTGGTCGATTGGCTCCTAGCTCGCCTCGTCGAGGCCGAACAGCAGGCTGCTTGCCGATTGAGGAAAGCAGTTGATCCGAATACGGCGCTCAGCTAGCGCCGCAAACAGTCGCTTCCAACCCCGGAAGGCTGCACAATCGGGATTCCGACCGTCTGCGAGTGTCAAAATACGTGGATACACCAACAAGCTTTTGGACCGCTGAGGTTGTAAGTGCTATCGGCACGGCTCTGTCGGCTGCTATCGCCTTGGGAGTGTTTGTATTTGACCGTTTGTCGGCTTGGTCGAGGCGACGCGCGGATTCTCGACGACTCATGAGGATGATCGCCAGTGATCTCAGCATTCCTATGGTCAAATTGCGGGTTCTGAGTGGATCTATCAACGAAGAGGCACGCAAGTTAGGTTTTGAGTCGGGAAGCGCTTACCTTGAGGCGATACCGAATTCAGAAGGAGTGATTGCGATCTTCCTGAAAGAATTCGATATCACTCGTATGGAGAGAATCTGCGAGACAACGAACGTATTTAGTCGCTCCGTAAGTGACCAACTTGCAAAAGTTTCCATGTGGAGGGCAGCACTCAAGGCGACGGTCGAGATACTCCGATCCTTTGAGTCAGAAGACGGAAGAAGTGACGCTGCCGCCCAAGTTTTCATACAGGCAAATATGCTCCAGCAAGCACTCATTGAGGTGCATAACTCTCACGTAACAAGCATGGGACTGGAGCGGCATCAGGCAGCTTGTTTGATAACAGAGTGAAGAAGGTCTCGCGCCAATCCGCTGCGCGGGTGATACCCGCGCACTTCTTGAGCTAAGTTACTAACATCGCAAGATCAAGCCCGGCCAAGAGCCGGGCTCTTTGTTTTCAACCCGATCACCACCGCTCCGTAAGCTCCTCCGCTCGCCGTGAGGCGATTGGGGCCGGTGCCGCGCGCAAGCGCGCCAGAAACGCCATGACTGGCCTGCGCACCAGGCAGCGGTGGTGATCGGTTCTTCTACGCCCGTCAATCCTCACCGGACCAATCATCGACCGCAGCCGGACTGTGGTGACGGGCACCTTTGCCATACAGGGGATTCACCCATGAGCACGAAGCAGGAGCCGCGCGGCGTCCGTAACAATAATCCTGGCAATCTGGATCGCACGGAAACCGTGTGGCGCGGTGAAGACCGTAGCGCCGCAGCACTGGCGAGCGAGAAGCGCTTCTGTGTGTTCGAGACGCCGCAGGCAGGTTTTCGCGCGCTGGCCAAGACGCTGCTGACCTACCAGAGAAAGCACGGTCTGCGGACGGTTCGCGAAATGATCAACCGCTGGGCGCCGCCGAAGGAAAACGACACCGAGGCGTACATCGCCCAGGTCGCCAGGGAGGTTGGGGTGGGAAGCCGCGAGATTGTCAGCCTCAACAAGCAGGTGCCGCTGCAGCGCATGGTGACGGCCATTGCCCGGCACGAGAACGGCGGTCTGTTCTGGGACGAGGCAGTGATCGAGGCTGGCGTGCGCCAGGCCTTGGCCTGATGGACGGTGATCCGAGCACGGCACCGTGGTGGGCCGCGGGTGGCGCCTTCGCTCTGTGGGTGGTCAGGGAGATCTGGGGCGTCATCGCCACCAGGAAGAAGGACCGCACCGAGACGGACGCAAACATTGACCTGTTGAACCAGCTCCGCGAAGGGCTTGGCTCGATGGGTGAGCGGCTCAAGGCGATGGAGGATGGCCACCAGCAACTGCGGAAGCGGCTGGAGGAGGAAATCACCCTTCGCATGCAGGCGCAGGAAGAGGCGCACCGGCTTCGGCTAAGGGTGCAGACCTTGGAGTCAGCGATGCGCAAGGTGGGGGCGGTGATCCCGCCTGAACCGCCGTGATGTACCTGGGCATTGGCCTGCTGGCCGGTCTGGCTGTTGCCGCCCTGGCGTACTGGCACGGCGACATAGGAATGGACCCATGACAGCCCTTGTGGGCGTGGAGGTTTGAGTGAAGCCCGAGGTTCGATCCGAACGGAAGAATGTGACCGTCCACAAGGCGGTGTTTCATGAGAAAGACCTGCACGACCTTGTTGCGAAGGCTGTTGGATGCAGTGTCGGCGTGCCGTACCTCGCGCCTTGGGTTCACTTGCATATCTATTCATCGACCCACCAAGAGGGCAGCTTGGGCACGCAGAAGCCATGCGTGCATATCGAGCTGACCGTTGACCATGACAAGGAGCCGGCCAAGAAGCCGCCGGAACTGGTCGAAGTGGGGGACGAATGACCCGGGCCCATATCCTCGCGGGCCTCCTGCTGTTCCTCGCTGGCTGCCTGCTGGGCCGGGAGTGGCGGGACCGCAGTGCAGACATCGCCGCCGGCAAGCAGGAAGTGAAGCAGCTCACCAGCCAGGTGCTGGCAGAGCAGGGCGCCCGCGCGCTGGAACAGAGCAAGGGCCAGGAGCTGGCCAAGATCGGAGCGAAGCATGAACAAGACCGGGAAGCGGCCGGGGCCGTCCCTGCTGCTGTTGTTGCTGACCTGCGTGCTGGCAACCTCCAGCTGCGCCGGCAGTGGGCAGCGTGTGAAACCAACCGTGTGTCCGAGTCCGCAGCCGGCACCGCCGAACGTGATGCGCTCGCCGAACTACGAGCAAAGGATCAGGGCGATCTTGTTCGAATCGGAAGAGACGCCGACGACCAGGTCCGTGCCTGCCAAGAAACCGTAGAGGCTGATCGGGCTGAGGTCGTGCCATGAACTGGGTGGAAGGATTGGTGTGCATCTCTACCGCTATTGCCGCCTGCTTCATCAGTGACGCGATCTGTACAACCGTTCGGTACGTACTCGGCGAGCGGCCTAAACGCTGGACCGGCACACCGCCGCCGCCGGGAGAAGAGTGATGTCTGGGCGGGGTGGTGCGGCGCGTCATGTGCTGGCGCTTGGGCGGCTCAAGACCGGACAGCTCAATAGGACTGAGCAAGCCTATAGCGAGCGGTTGCGCGCGCTGGAGCAGGCGGGGCAGATCCTCTGGCACAAGTTCGAGGGCATCAAGCTACGACTGGCTGACAACACGTTCTATACCCCTGACTTTGCGGTGATGGCCGCAGATGGGGTGATTGAGTTCCACGAGGTGAAGGGGTTCTGGCAGGACGACGCCAGGGCCAAGATCAAGATCGCGGCTGCCATGTTTCCGTTTCGGTTCTTTGCAGTGAAAGTGAAGGCGAAGCGGGAAGGCGGCGGCTGGGATGTAGAGGAGTTCTGATGAGCACCCAAAGCAAAGTGCAGGCCCAACTCAGCCGCATCGAGCAGAAGCTAGATGCGCTGATCGAGGCTCTGGCAGCCGATGACACAGAAGAAATTCAAGGCGAAGTAGGCGTGTCCCTGGACGGCGAACCACTTGGTCGTGAGCGTGATCAAACACAAGGACTCGGCTGATGCCTTCTTTCGCACCAAGTCACAAGCCCATGCAGCGCATGGCACCCGTATACGAGCCGCCTGGTCAGCAGCCTCCCAGCTATGGAAACGGGAGAGGCGGTAGGCCGTGGCGCCGGCTCCGTGACGCGGTCCTCAGGCGCGACTGCTACCTATGCCAGTGTCAGGACTGCAAGGCCCTTGGACTTCCATTGCTGGCCGATGAGGTCGATCACATCCTCCCCCTAGCCGAAGGTGGAACGGACGCAGAGAGCAACCTGCAGGCCATGAACCGCGACTGCCACGCCAAGAAGACGGCGCAAGAGTCGGCCCGCGGCGTGAGGCGGCGAGTGGAATCCGATTCCGCCCAAGGCGCTCGATAGGAGCGCAGGCGTTAGGCGGAATGAGAACTGGTCGCATCGATCCGTTCCAAAGCACCAGGGATGAGAATGGTTCGCAATAACCCCCGGGGGGAGGGGGAAAAGTCGAGAGGCTTACACCTCGGACACCGGCCGCCCAGCGGTTTTTCTGCACCGTCAATTCAGAAAATTCAGTTTTTGAGGTACCCATGGCCCGTCCTCGCAAGCCGACATCGCTGAAAGTGGTGGCCGGCACGGACCGGCCTGACCGTGATCAGCCCCCAGCCGCAGAACTACCACTTGTCGACGCTGTGCCCGAGGCGCCGGACTGGCTGCCGAACGCCCACGCGCGGAAAGAGTGGGAGCGGTTGGCCCCAATTCTCCACGCCAACAAGTTGCTGACGGAGGCAGGTCTATCTGCGTTGGGTCAGTTGTGTGCCCTGCATGGCAAGACGGTTCAGCTCTACGCCGCAGGTGAAGCGCCGGTTGCATCGATGGTCGCTCAGCTGCGCGGACTGATGAATGACTTCGGGCTTACCCCCGTCGCACAAGGGAAGGTGAAGCCAAATGGCGCCACGGAAAAGCAGGGAAACAAGTTCGGGCAACTCGGACAGCCCGGCGCCAGGTGATTACGTCGCTATCGCGGTGGCTTATGCCACTGAGGCGGCGGCGAACAAGGGCAAGCGCTATGGCCGGCTTATCCAACTCGCAGCAAAACGTTTCATAGGCGACCTGAAGCGAGCGAAGAAGAAGGGATCGCCCTTCTCCTTCTCGCCAGAGCACGCCAATCACGTCTGTGGATGGATCGAGTTGTTGCCGCACGTCGAGGGCAAGTGGGAGACGCCGGAAATTCGGTTGCATGCCTCCCATGTGTTCTTCCTAGTGCAGCTCTTCGGCTTCCGTAAGCCGGATGGCAACAGACGGTTCACGTCGGCGCTGTTCGCGGTGGCCCGCAAGAACGCGAAGTCAACGCTGTCGGCAGCGATCCTTCTGTACTGCGAATGCTGCGAGAACGAGGAAGGAGCCCAAGTCATCTCGGCAGCAACCACTTACTCGCAGGCGTCGATCATCTTCAACGTTGCTAAGCGGATGGTGGAGAAGACCCCGGACCTACGAGAGCAGTACGGGCTGGAGACGTGGGCAAAGTCGATCAGTCGGATGGAAATCGGCGCCAGCTTTAAGCCGGTACATGCGAAGGCCAGTACGCAGGATGGTTTGAACCCATCACACGTGGGGTTGGATGAGATCCACGCGCACAAGACGCCTGATCTGCTGAACGTCCTCCAGTCGGCGGCCGGTGCGCGCGGCAACCCGTTGTGGCTGTTCACCACGACAGAGGGCTACACCAACCCCGGGCCGTGGGCGGAAATCCGGCAGTTTGCAAAGCAGCTACTGGAGGGCGTATTCGGCAACACAGCCGACCACTACCTGGCCGTGTTCTACGCGGTGGACAAGGACGATAGGGACTTCGACGAAGCGGCATGGTTCAAGGCCAACCCGCTGATGGATGTGAACCCGAAGCTACTGGACGCCATCCGCAAGGAGGCGGTCGAAGCCAAGGCGATGCCGTCGAAGTTGGCAGAGTTCCAGATCAAGCGGTTGAACCGCCCCGCATCGCAGGCAAACGGTTTCATCCTGCTGCCGAAATGGAACAAGTGCGCGGGGTTGGTCGACCTAGAGGAGTTGAGAGAAGTTCCGTGCTGGGGAGGGCTCGATCTGGCCAGCACAACCGACCTCACTTCCATGCGCCTAGTCTGGCGTGTTGGGGATCGAATCCTCACGTGGGGGCGGCGCTGGGTGCCAGAGGAGGCCGTGAAGTCACGCGGAGAGCGAGGGACGGTTCCATACCCAGGTTGGGTTGCCGCCGGCCACATGGAGCAGACCGAGGGCGAGGTTACCGACTACTCAGTAATTGAGGCTGCGATTCTGGATGTGAAGGAACACTTCAATCTTCAGGCAATGGCGTTTGACAGATGGAATGCGACAGATATGGTCAGTCGCCTGGTGAAGGCGGAAGTTCCGATGGTGGAGTTCATTCAAGGCCCGAAGTCCTACCACCCCGCCATTCGCGAAATGGAAATGGCGTATGTCGCGGGGAGGCTGGTCTACAGGGAAGACCCCGTGCTGACCTGGTGCGCCTCCAACCTTGTTGTGCGAAGGGATCAGAACTTGAACATGGCGCCGGACAAGCGCAAGTCGCCGGAAAAGATCGATGACATGACAGCACTTCTTATGGCGATCGGCCTAAGTATGCCGGCGGACTCCGATGACCAAGGAAATATGGATGACTGGCTAAACGACCCAGTGAGGAGTGCAACGTGAAAAGAAACCAGCCGAGAACTGGCATCCTGGGTCGAATCGCCGCGTCGATTGATGGCTGGGTGCGTTCATTCACGACCCGCGACGCCGAGCTCTACATTGACCGCGAGATGGCCAATGAGGCCGGCGTGGCCGTCACCGCAAAGGCTGTTCTCCAGGTCGATGCAGCCTGGGCATGCGTTCGGCTGATTTCAGAGACCATCGCCACGTTGCCGCTGTCGATGTATGAAAGGACGAAGTCGGGCAAGCGCGTCGCGAGCCAGCACCCGTTGCATTTCGTTGTTCACGACCAGCCGAACATCGACTCGACTGCGGCGGTGTTCTGGGAGGCCATGGTTGTCGCCATGCTTCTGCGGGGCAACGCCTTCGCTGAGAAGCTCTATGCCGGTGATCGTCTGATCGGCCTGCAGTTCCTTGATCCTGCCAGGCTCACCATCAATCGTGACCTGAACGGCAACAAGGTGTATCGCTACCTGCGGGCCAACGGCACCCCCAGGATCATCGCGCCAGCAAGGATCTGGCGCATTCCTGGCTTCACTCTGGACGGGGAAAACGGCGTCTCCGTCATCGCCTACGGTGCCAAGGTGTTCGGCAACGCGATCGCTGCTGATCGTGCAGCGGCTCGCACATTCCGAAATGGGCTGCTCCAGACGATTTACTACAAGGTCCAGGCGTTCCTGAAGCCTGAGCAGCGGACGGAATTCAAGAAGAACCTCATGGGTTCCATTGAGCGCGGTGAAACCCCGCTGCTCGAAGGTGGAACGGAGGCCGGTACGCTGGGCATAAAACCGTCCGACGCGCAGCTGCTGGAATCGCGGGCTTTCTCCGTGGAGTCGATCTGCCGCTGGTTCCGCGTGCCGCCGTGGATGGTTGGCCATACGGAGAAGTCGACAAGCTGGGGAACCGGCATCGAACAGCAGATGATCGGCTTCTTGACCTTCACCCTCGGCCCTTGGCTGCGTCGAATCGAACAGGCCATAAGCAAGGACTTGCTGACGCCGGCTGAGCGCCTGCGCTACTACCCAAAGTTCACCGTGGAAGGCCTTCTGCGCGCCGATAGCGCCGGACGCGCTGCTTTCTACGCTGTGATGGTGGATAAGGGAATTCTTACCCGCGACGAAGTTCGCGAGCTTGAAGATCGGGAGCCGATGGGCGGCAATGCCGCTGTGCTCACCGTGCAAACCGCGATGACCACGCTGGATGCCATCGGCGCTGGTTCAGATGCCGACCAGGCCCGGGCCGCCATCCGCGCGTTTCTGGGCTTCTCCGAAGACAAGAAGGACTAACCACATGACGATCAAGACGCTGCCGGGTGTACCGGAGGGCCGCCCCTGCGCCGCTGTCAGCAGCCAGATCCAGCCGCGGGCCCTTGACCGCTGGGAGGCTTGCGTCAGGGCGGCTTCCGACACCGAGGCGGAACGGTCCATCAGCATCTACGACGTGATCGGCTACGACTATTGGACCGGCGAGGGCGTGACCGCCAAGCGCATCGCGGCATCCCTGCGTGGGATGGGGAAAGGGCCGGTCACGGTCAACATCAACAGTCCCGGCGGCGACATGTTCGAAGGCCTTGCGATCTACAACCTCCTGCGCGAGCACGAGGGTGAGGTCACCGTGAAGGTGCTGGGCTTGGCCGCATCGGCTGCTTCAGTCATAGCCATGGCTGGTGACACCGTCCAAATCGCCCGCGCCGGATTCCTGATGATCCACAACGCATGGGTGGTTGCTGTTGGGAATCGCCACGACCTTGCCGACGTGGCCGCAACGCTCAAGCCCTTTGACGACGCGATGGCCAGCATCTACGCCGCGCGAACCGGCGCCGAGCAGAAGGCCATGTCAAAGCTGATGGATGCCGAGACCTGGATCGGCGGTGCGTCTGCAGTAGAGGACGGCTTTGCCGACGAACTGCTTGCTTCGGATCAGGTCGAGAAAGGTGCCAGCAAGGAAAACGCCTCAGCGGTGCGCCGCGTGGAAGCGGGCTTGCGTGCCACCGGCATGTCGAAGTCCGAAGCCATGCGCCTGATCAGTGAAATCAAGTCCAGCCGGGGCGATCCCGCTGGCAGCGGTGAGGGCGATCCCACCGGACAGCGGCCGGCCGCCGGCGCGCTCAGCAACACCGCGGCGCTGGCCGCAGCCCTTACTACCATCAACAACTGAAGAGGAACACTCATGTCCCTTGAAAATGACATCCAGAGCATCAACGCCAGCCTGCAGACCGTTGGCGATCAGCTCAAAGCCCAGGCCGAGAAGGCCAGCAAGAATGCCGATTTGCAATCCGAAACCCGCGCCAAGGTGGATGAGCTGCTGACCGCCCAGGGCGCACTGCAGGCCAACCTGCAGGCTGCCGAGCAGAAATTGGCCCAGATCGAGGCGAATGGCGCCGGCGGCGACGTGCAGCACCAGACGTTCGGCCAGCAGTTCGTAAACGGTGACGAGTTCCAGGCCTTTGCGGCCAAGGCCACTCCGCGTGGTCGCGTCGACATGACGTTCAGTGCTGCGATCACTTCGGTCACCACCGACACCGATGGTGCGGCGGGTGATCTGGTCACCGGCACCCGTCTGCCTGGCATCATCGCACCGCCGGACCGCCGCCTGACGGTTCGCGACCTGATCACCCCGGGCCGTATGGACGGCAACACGCTGGAGTACGTGAAGGAGACCGGCTTCACCAACAACGCAGCGCCGGTTGCCGAGGGTGCGAAGAAGCCGGAGTCCAGCCTGAAGTTCGATCTGGTGAGTACCACTGCCAAGGTGGTCGCGCACTACATGAAGGCTTCGCGCCAGATCCTGAGCGATGCATCGCAGCTGGCCAGCTACATCGATGGCCGCTTGCGCTACGGCCTGGCCTTCAAGGAAGAGCAGCAGCTGTTGAACGGTGACGGCACCGGCCAGAACCTGCTGGGTATTATCCCGCAGGCCACTGCCTATGCCGCACCGTTCGCGCCGACCGACGCCACGGTGATCGACAAGATCCGCCTGGCCATGCTGCAGGCGCAGCTGGCTGAGTTCCCGGCCAGCGGCATCGTGCTGAACCCGATCGACTGGGCGCGTGTCGAGCTGGAGAAGGACACCACCGGCCGCTACATCATCGGCAACCCGCAGGGCGTCATCGGCGCCACGCTGTGGAACCTGCCGGTCGTCACGACCCAGGCGATCGCTGAGGACAAGTTCCTCACCGGTGCGTTCAAGTTGGGCGCCCAGGTGTTTGACCGCTGGCAGGCGCGCGTCGAAGTGGCCACCGAGAACGAAGATGATTTCGTGAAGAACTTGGTGACCATCCTGGCTGAAGAGCGGCTAGCGCTGGCGGTGTACCGCCCGCAGGCCTTCATCTACGGCGACCTCGGCAACGTCGGCCCGTAATCCACCGTTCCAGAGAGAACCCGGCCTGCGACTGTGCAGGCCGGGTTTGGAGAACACCATGCTGATCAAGTTCAAAGATCCCGACCCGCGCGCCGGTACCACCGTGCGAATGGACAGTAGCCGCGGGCAGCACTTCATCGACACTGGCGCCGCCGACGCCGTGAGCGAGCAGCCCCAGGCACAGGTACCTGAGCCTGTGCTGCAAGAAACCACTGTCCCTGAAGTGGCGAAGGAAGTCGCCGACGCCGTGAGCGAGCAGCCCACTGGCAAGAAGGCCCGTCAGGGCAAGGCAAAGGCCTGACCATGGAGCTGATCACCCTTGGACAGGCCCGGTCTCACTGCCGGGTCGATTCGGACGATGACGCGCTGCTGGAACTGTACGGCAGCGCGTCAGAAGGAGCGGCGCAGCAGTTCCTCAACCGCCGAGTGTTCCCGGACGCCGACACCATGGCAGCCGCCGTTCTCGACGGCACTGCCGGCATCGATCCCATCCTCGTCAATGACTCGATCAGGGCCGCTGTCCTCCTGATGCTCGGGCACCTATACCGAACTCGGGAAGACGTGCAGGGTGGTGACGGGGCGACCGTACAGGTGCCGATGGGAGCGCACAGTTTGCTCTGGCCGTACCGCATTGGCTTGGGGGTCTGATGAGCATCGGAGCAGGCGGCCTGCGCCACCGCGTGCTGATCCAGCAGCAGGTGACGACCCGAGACGATGAAGGCGTGTCGCACACCACCTGGGTCGACGTGGCCACGGTATGGGCTGCTGTCGAGCCGCTGTCAGCCCGCGAGTTCATCCAGTCCGGGCAGACGCAGGCGGCGGTTACGGCGCGCATCACCATCCGGTACCGCGCCGGCCTGCAGGCATCGATGCGCATCCTGCATCGTGGCCAGGTCTACAACATCGCCGGCCTTCTGCCCGACAAGGTGTCCGGTCTCGAATACATCACGATCCCGGTGTCTGCCGGCGTCAACGACGGGCAATAGGGCATGAAAGTCGAGGTGAAGATTCAGGGCATCGAAGGCGTCCTGGCCACACTGCAATCGTTGCCGGCCGAGGTCGTGAGCAAGCGCGGGGGGCCAGTGAAACTGGCACTGGCCAAGGGAGCGCGCCTCCTGCGTGACCATGCCAAAGACAACTTCCGGCGCTCGGCAGCGGTCGGCGGTGCAGATAGCACCGATACGACGGTAAACAGCATCATCGCTAGCCGCGGCAAGGCGCCAATCGGCACCAAGGGTGAGCGACAGCTGGTCCGGGTGAAGCGCAAGGCGTTCGTTAACGCGCATGGCGCCAGGACTACCACCCGGAAGGCTGCTCAGCTTATGGAATACGGTTCCAGCACACAGCCGGCCTATCCCTGGCTGCGGCCTGCAGTTCAGCGCCGTGCCAGCCAGGTTATCGACGTGATCACCACGGACTTTCTGAAACGCCTGGACACGGTGACAAAGCGGCTTGCCGCACAGAACAGAGGACGGCGCTGATGTTTCCCAAGGTGTATCGAACCATCCACACGCCGACTGTCGCTGGCATTGTGGATACCCGAATCGGACGCCACGGCGAGATAGCACAGACCGAGCAGAAGCCTTACATCGTCTGGCAGATCGCCACCAACAACGCCTTCGACACGCTGAGCGAGGCGCCAGGTGGTGACTTCACCACGGTCCAGATTGATTGCTATCACCAGACCGACGCCGGCGCTGTGCAGTTGGCGATGGGTGTTCGCGCAGCCTTGGACGCCGTCCTGATCGTCAATCGCGTGGTGCTGAACATCCGCGACACGGAAACCAAGTTGTATCGCGTCGGCCTTGAGGCCGATTTCATCGACCGGCGCTGACAGCCGGTCGCATCATAAGCCGCCCTCGCGCGGCCCTTCAGAGGAAACTGTCATGACCGAGGGCGTCGTCAAGACCCAGGGCACCCATTTGTTCTTCGTTGACCCGAACGCGGCAGGCGGTCCGGCGATCGTCAAGTTTGCCTGCCCGACCGGCGCGTCTGGCTTGGGTGGCGCGGCCGACCAGATTGAATCCACCTGCCTCGATGCGACGGTGGACAAGGAATACCAGCGCGGGCTCGGAAATCCTGGGCAGGTCTCGATTCCATTCAACTACATCCCGAGCGATGCCTCGCACGACGCGTTGTTCAAGCTCAAGGACAGTGGCGAGAACGTGCCTTGGTACATCGGCCTGAGCGATGGCACTGCCGTGCCAACCCTCGATACCGAGGACGTACTGGTCCCGCCGCTGGCCACTGCAAGGTCGGGCTTCTTGTTCAGCGGCTACGTGGCCGACGTGAACATCGACATCGCGACCAACGAGATCGTGCGCGGCACGGTCACCGTCCAGCGCAGCGGCGGTGTAACCCGCTACGGCAAGCCGCTGGTCTGAGCAGCCTCCGCGCCTGGCGTCAATATGGCGCCAGCGCGCCCAACCCCGATTGGAAACAACCATGACCGAGAACAACCAGGCCGCCACATCGCTGCTGGACTCTTCGCTGTTCATCTCCGATGAGGTGCACAAACGCGACGTGAAGCTGGCCGATGGCAGCACCCACACCTTCTACATCCGCGAACAGGAAGGAGGCGTCCTTCGCGCCTTCGGCGCGGGTCAGTTCAGCGACGACCCCGAGAAGCAAGCCGACTCTCTGGCGCGGCTGATCGCCAAGGCTATCGCAACCCCGGATGGCAAACCCGCCCTGACGCTGGCACAGGCGAAGCGACTCAAGTTCTCCGTGCAGATGGCCTTGGCCAAAGAAATCAGCGAGGTGCACAGTTACCAGGGAAAGGGCAGGTCGCAAGACGCGGAAGCCCCGAGTGGTTCCGATACCAGCTCGCCCTAGCGCTGGGTAAGTTTCCCGCTGAAATCGATGCGATGCCGGCAGCGGACCTTGACGGATTCCGCTGCTTCTTTGAGTTTCATCCGTTCGATGACCTGCACAGATTCCATCGTCCGGCGGCCCTCATCGCGTCGGCCTTCGGCGGCAAGTACGAGGACAGGCTGGCGTTTCTTGCCCCGGTGCCTCAAGACCCGAATCTGAGCGACGCGGACCGCGATGTATCCAAGGCCCTTGGCTTCTAACTTGACTGGAATCAAACATGGCCACTGCTGGTTCAATCGTCGTTGACCTGCTGATGCGCACCGGCTCCTTCGAGACCGACTCGAAAGCGGCCGAGAAGCGGATGAAGCAGTTCAGCCAGGAAGCCACGGACGCAGGAACGGCGATCGGATTGGCGTTCGCCGGCGCTGCGACAGTTATGACCGCAATGGTCAAGACTTCGATCGACGCTATGGACGAGCTATCCAAGACCGCGAAGGTGCTCGGCGTCAGCACTGAGGAATTCTCCAAGCTTTCCTACGCGGCAGGATTTGCTGATCTGTCGATCCAAGACTTGCAGGGCGCTTTCGGGAAGCTCACGAAGGCCCAAGTGGAAGCGCTGGACGCTGGCAGCAAGCAAGCCAAGATCTTTGATGCTCTCGGTATCAGTATCCAAGATGCAAAAGGGAACCTGAAGCCGACCACCGATCTGCTGTACGACTTTGCGGATGCTTTCCAGCGACAGAAGGGATCGCAGGAGGTGGTAGCCGCTGGTATGGCAATCTTTGGAAAGAACTTCCAAAGCATGATTGACCTACTGAAGGATGGATCGCAGGGGTTGCGAGACGCTGGCGCAGAGGCACAGGCGTTCGGCCATGTGCTTTCATCCGATGCTGGCGCCATGGCGGAGGAATTCAACGACAACCTGGCTCGTATGAAGCTGTTCGTCACCGGGGTTGGAAACGCCGTGGCGGCAGACCTGCTACCCGATCTAGAGCGTCTGAGCAGCCAGTTCTTGGACAGCGCTCGGAGTGGTCAGGCAGTGGAGGAAACCGCCCAAGGGATAACCGATGTTATCCGCGTCCTGGGAGGCGCATTTGAGTTCGCGATGAAGCCCATTAAGGCGATCGACGACCTAATTCAGGGTTTAACCATCGGCATGATTGGACTAAGGGAGGCGGCGGCTGGCGTCATCGATCTCAACTGGTCGCGTATCAAGAACGGATGGGAGGTTGCGAACAACGGCGCCGACCTCGCGTACTACGGCCGGGATGTTGTCGGTCCGGATGGTCGTGGCGTCCAACCGGTTGTGCCAAAGGTAAATTTCATCGACCCGTCTGAACTCTTGGCGCAGGACAAGAAGGCAGTAGAGGATATGCGCCGCGCGCGCGCAGAGGCGGATCGCCTGCGTAAGCTTGCCTTTGGTGACTCCCCTTCTTCTAAAGGCAGTGGATCAAAAGGAAAGAGCGACGCCGAGAAGAGTGCGGAGCGGCTTGGAGAGGCCTTTCGCTCAGCCAACGACCAGTTGGAGCGCCAAATCGCGCTGTACGGGGATACCTCGGAACTGTCGAGGGTGAACTACGAGATCCAAAGCGGCGCGCTTAAGGGCATCGATGCGGACATGCAGGCAGTGGTTCGATCTAGTGCCTCCTACCTCGATATTCTGAAGTCGATGGATGAGGTCGATGCCTACCAAGCAGAAGACGCACAGAAGTTGGCTGATGCCTTCGCATCCATGTTCGGGATTGATGGCGAGTCTAGCTCGGCAGTTGAGGGGTTCTTTGGGCAGATGTCCACCTTTGCTGAGCAGGCTGCGCGAAACATTCAGACCTACCTCGGCGACAGCATGTACAACGTGTTGGACGGGAACTTCACCAGCATCGGCGATAGCTTCGTGGACATGCTCAAACGCATGACTGCTGAGCTGGCCGCGTCGAAGATGCTGCAGATGCTCGGTGATGGGCTTTCGGGCTACACGGGCAAGGGCGCCGGATGGATCAACGCCTTGGGCGGCTTGATTCAAGGTCAAGGAGGCCGCGCCGGCGGCGGCCCTGTAGCTGGAGACAGCATCTATCGCGTGGGCGAGGGTGGACGGCCCGAGTTGTTCCAGCAGGGCGGGAAGTCGTACCTGATTCCAGGTGACGCAGGCTCTGTGCGGCCGATCACGGCAAGCCTGCCATCGTCCGGGCCGGTTGGGGTTGCCGGTGTCGGCATGCAGGTCGAGGTGAATATCACCAACGAATCAGGAACCCAAATGCAGGCTGATGCGTCCAGTGTTCGATTCGACGGCCGCAAGATGATCGTTGGCGTAGTTGCAAGAGCGATCGCGTCTGGCGAGTTGCAAAGCCCGTTGGAGCAGGCCTATGGGCTCCGTCGCCAAGGTCGCCCGGGGGGATAAATGACAATTCCAGTTTGGCCTTCAAGCCTACCAGCGCCGCTGGTGGAAGGGGTGACCTATGCCCCTCAGAGCAACAACGTCATCCGTTCGTCATTCGTGGGCGGCAGCAAATCACGACGGCGGTTCACGAGCTCTTATGAGGACGTGAGCTTCCGGCTGCTGCTCAATCGCGCGGGCATCCAAGTGCTGTCGGACCTGGTGATCTACACGCTCGCCGACGTGCTGCCAATGCAGTGGGTGGAGTTCCGTGACCCAGCGCGCCGGCCTGCGATATACGCATTCAAACAGCGGCCAACCTTCACCCCAGCCGGCTGCGGCTGGCTCTGGTACGCCGATATCCAACTCGAACTCCGCACGCCATTCAACGGCATGTTCCCAATTACCGATGAGCTGGGTGCCCAGCTTGGCACTGATGACGATGAGGGGCTTACGACGTGAGCGCAGCCAATAGCTTTATTCCAGAGCGGGACCTCGGTTCTGTCGCTGCGGCACCCACGGACATGGTCCGAATCGTCCGCAATGGCAAGTCACTCAGCACGCCTGCTGCGCTTCTCCCCGTTCCAGAAGCGGCGGAGCGCAGGATTGAGGCTGTCGAAGTTGAGAGCAGCGCTACGCAGGCGCGCGTGGAGAGTCTGGAGAACTCGCAAACGTCCGGCCTGATTGGCTACCCAACCAAAGTACTGCTCGATGCAGATCTGGCGCATGATGCAGGCGCGCTGGCCATGGTCACCAACGATCCCCTTCCCGAGAACAACGGTACGTATCGAAAGGAGGGCGCATCTGGATCTGGCGCCTGGGTTCCAGCGGAGGATCGGATATCTGCCGCTGAAAGGCGCATCTCCGACAGCGCTGCAGCGATCCTGGCGGTTGCCGATGAAGCTGGGTATACCGGTTTGATCGTGACGGACGACACCCTGGCCACCGCCGGGCTTGAGCTGAGTCCGGCTCGCATCCAGTTCGGTGCACAGTCGTTCGAGCGCAGCGAGGACTACTCCTTTGCAATAACAGATGACTTCGGGTTCATCGGCTACGCCGTGCTGCCCGATGGAACAGTCCTATCGGGCCTATCAGGTGGTAGGGAGGACGAGGCAGGAGAGTTTTCCGAGGCCGACATCAACGCGGCAAATCAGCACGCACTTGCCTACGGCGCGTCTGTTCGTTCGGCTGGTAACTCGATCGTTGCCAGGCCTGTATGGGACTACAACCACTTTCTGGTCTACGGGCAGTCGCTGAGCACGGGGATGGAGGGTTGGCCTGCGCTTAGCGTCTCGGCTCGACTCGGAAACCTAATGTTCGGAGATTCCGTACGGCCTGCATCGAAATCTGCTGCAGCCTTTACTCCGTTGGGCGGAGCGACGCTGAAGCCGCTGGTGTCGGTCGTCCAAGACGCCACAGACCAGACCATCATTCTTGATGCGACTGCTCAGGCGGCCTTGGCTCCAGGCGATATCGCGGAGGGGGAAGAACCAGGCGTTGGCATGGTCAACTTCGCCAAACTCCAGCATAACCAGCGCTTGAACTTGGAGAACGATCCTCGTGCGTTCATTTTGTCCAATTGCGGTGTTAACGGGCGGACCATCGAGGCGCTCTCGCTCGGGGCGTCGCCTCTTCTCTGGAACCGATTGACCCAGGCTTCGCAGGGCGTGAAGTCGATTGCCACCGCTGCAGGGAAGTCCTATGGAATTGCAGCCGTGGCGTTTCTCCAGGGCGAGTGGAACTACGACAGTGCCCGCGGTGGTGACACCACCAAGGCCGGGTACAAAGCCAAGCTCGATCAGCTGTATACGGACATTCAGACTACGGTCGTGGCGGCCATCGCCGGGCAATCCAAGCCGCCCCTGTTCCTGACCTATCAGACCACCGCTTCCTTCACCGTCGATGCCACAGATCTATCGATCGGCATGGCGCAGCTTGAACTGTCGAATGAGCGTCCAAACTGGGTGATGGTTGGTCCGTCGTATCCGTACACGGACAAAGGCGGGCACCTGGACAGCAACGGCTATCGCTGGATGGGCAAACAGTTCGCGAAGGTGTGGAACCGCGTGGTGGGGCTTGGTGAGGGTTGGAAGCCGCTTCAGCCGATATCGGCAGTCATTCGTGGCCGCGAGGTTCTTGTCACTTTCCACGTGCCGTGCCCGCCGCTGGTGTTCGCCAGTCCATACGTCGTCACCACCGCGACGGACTTCGCCAACAAGGGGTTCACGGTGTTGTCGGGCGGGGTTTCCGTGGCCCTATCCAGCGTGCAGATCGTGTCGGATTGTGTAGTCCGCCTGGTTCTCGCCGCAGATCCGGCAGGTTCTGTGGAGCTTCGCTATGCGGGAAAGGCCGTGAACAACGGAAATGGCTGCGTGCGCGACAGCGATATGACGCAGTGCGACGAGAACTACGAGTTCATTCCGGGGTCGGGGCAGTACGCCGGCGCGAACATCCCCGCGCTTGTTGGCAAGCCATACCCGCTGCAGAACTGGTGCGTCGCATTCCAAATTCCTGTAACCAACGTTTGAGGTGATCCATGGGTGTTGTTCTCCGCGCCGAGGGCGCTGACTTTTCCTCCAACCCGGTCGCCTTCATGCCGCCGGTGTCGCGTGGGCTTGAGTACTTCGCCTTTCTCGGCGGTACATCTGAGCGTACCGCCCGCAACCTTGCTGCTGGAAAGCCTCAAGGTGCCATCATTGGGGCGCCAGTGATATCAGCGAACTACGCACGACTGAACAGGACTGCCTACGTCCAGACCGGCGCGGCGCAGACGGCCAACAACACACTGATCGTTGTGCTGCGGCCTGTGGACGACACCTCTGGCGTCCTGGCTATCGGCAACTATGGAAGTCCACGCATTGCGCCATACGCTGGCACCACAAACGGCTGCGGCTTCTTCTGGACATCCAGCGCAGCAGACGGATCTGTGACCTGCTATTTCACCGCCGCGGCGTTTGATGGGGCCACCGCAGCATCAGTGAATACACCGAACACCACCCGCGCGATACCGGGTGCGGCGTGGCGTGCCATGGCGGGCGGCTCCAGCGGAACGGACAAGACCAAGTTCATTCGCGATCTCACCGCTGGGACGCGCGTGGATGCGACGTACGCAGCACCAAACAACGTGGCCGACCTTGGGTCCACGCCGTTGATGATTGGCAGTGGCGTGAACACAGGGGTGTTTGCTGGCTCCGTTGATATCGCCTTTGCAGCGATCTACAGCGTGAAGCTAACTGATGCCGAGATCGACCTGGTCTACTCAAGCGTCAAGGCGTTCTTGTTGACCAAGGGGATCACGGTCTAATGCCTCGCGTGCTGACCACAGCGCAGGCCCGCGCAATCCTTGCCCAGGACACGGCGGAGGTTTTCCTGCCGTGCCTGAAGATCGTGGCCGGCGACACTTTCCGCATCGTCAACAACACCGAGCCGTTGGCAAAGGCGGACGGGGTGTATCAGCCATATCCGTTTGAACCTCAGTTCCCCGAGGACAGCGACGAGAAGGGAAGCAACGTTTCAGTGCGCATCGACAACGTGGAGCGCGACGTCACTCGGCTGCTGCGCGATGCAACCGGAATCCCGATGGCCACGCTGGAGCTGGTGACGGCAAGTGAGCCCGACAAGCCCATTCTCGGGCCGTGCGAGTTCTCAGTGCTCAGTGCTGAGGCGGACATCATGCAGGTCACGCTGCAGTTGGGACACGAGGAAGACTTCCTCAACCAACGCGTGCCGGCCCAGAGCTACGGGCCGACCAACTCGCAGGGGCTGTATCAGTGAACTTAGAGCCCTTCCTGGCCGTCCCGTATGAGGGGCGGCACTTCTGCCGCGTGTTCGCCGGGCAGGTATTGGCTGCCCACGGTGTGCCCCTGCCGGCGGTGGTCAAGCCGGAGCGCGCAGTGGAGTGGGAGAGGGTAGACAGGCCGGCAGAGCTGGATCTGGTCGTGTTCCACAGTGGCGCCGCTCCCGACCATGTTGGCGTCTGCATCGGGCGAGGCCGGTTCCTGCACGTCGAGGAAGGCTCCCGTAGCCGCATCGAATTCCTTTCTTCGCCCCTTTGGTCCAGTCGGATCGAGGGCTACTACCGCTACAAGGGTGAAAAATGAAGCACAGCCTTATCCTGCGGCCACACGAGATATCTCAAGACCCCGGGATTGTCGAGGTTGATTCCGGGCAAAGCCTGCGGAGCATGATGATTCAAGCAGGCGGTGGCTGCGCTCTGGCCGAGTCGGAGCTTCAGGTATGCGTGGGCGGGTACGAGGTGCCCGCAGCCTACTGGGGCAGGTTGCGACCCAGGGCCGGCACCGCGATTCACGTTACCCGTCGTGGCTTGCATGGAGGCAATGCACGGCAGTTGGTTGCGATCGTGGCTATGGCGGCCCTGACATTCTTTGCTCCGCAAGTCGGTATCTACTTCGGGAGCCAGCTACTCGGCGTCGGAGTATTGATGCTGGGATCTCTGGCCATCGCGGCGCTGACTAAGCCGCCGCCGGCGGCAGGAGACAGCGCGACTACCGCGAAGTGGAACGCCCTTACCGGCACGTCCAACCAGATCAACCCAGGCGGCGTCATCCCGTTCGTCATCGGTGAATCGCGCTTCTATCCGCCGCACGCCGCATACCCATACAGCGAGGCGGTGGGCGAGAGCAGTTACCAGTACTGCCTGTTTGACCTTGGCCATGGCGACATCGAGGTTGCGGACATCAAGATCGGCGAGTCGCCCATTGAGCAGTTCGACGAAGTGACGTATGAGATCACGCGCACGCCGACCATCTACACCAACGACGTGGCCGAGGTGGCGGTTGGTGCATCGATGAACGACGGGGATGCGGTGACGCGCACGACTGCGCCGGGTATCACACGAATTGCACTGGATCTGGTGGCCCCGAGCGGGCTCTACGGCGTCGGTACGAGCGGGAAGAAGTTCAGCATGGGCGTGCACTGGCGGATCGAGTACCGCCTGGCCGGCAGCAGCGATGCGTGGGTCACTCCGGCAACGCCGCGGCTGTCGTACATGACGCCCATGGGGGACGGGCGTTTCGCTGTCCGTATGGAAAAGGCCGAGGCCTTCGCTGCGGGCATCGCGTGGGATGTGCCAGCTGCGCAGTACGAAGTTCGCGTAACGCGGACCGATACGCCCAAGGGCAGCTCAAAGAACACCTACATCACAGACTTCACGTGGAGTTCTCTGCGCTCGATCAAGCCCGGCCTGCCAAGCACCACCGGCACCAACAAGCTGGCCATGCGCATCAAGGCTACGGACCAGCTCAATGGCACCCTGCAGAGCCTGTCCCTGACCGCGCGGCAAAAGGTGAGGGTGTACGCCCGTGACGCAGACACCTGGGCAGCCCCAACGGTCAACCTCAATCCGGCTTGGGTGGCCTACTGGCTGCTGACCCAGTGCCCGGCCTTCAGTAAGCATGTGCCTGCAGGTCGCATCCATCTCGACACCTTCGCCGACTATGCTGAATTCTGCGAGGCCAACAGTTTTGAGGCCCGGGGTGTTGTTGACGCGGCAACCACGGCAGCAGAGCTGATCGAGGATTTGCTGTCGTGCTCGCTGGGATCGCTCGGCAGGCGCGATGGCAAATACAGCATCGTTTACGACTCGGGCGAGACCTTGCCGACCATGACATTCACGCCGCTTGAGATAGACAACTTCACGATGTCGCGGCCGTTCGTCCGGCTACCGCAAGCCCTGCGGGTCCAGTTCAAGAACCCGGCCGCCGACTACCAAGACGATGAAATCATCGTGTTGGATGATGGATACAGCTACCGGGGAGTGGATGCGCGTGGCAACCCGTCCACTCTGCCCGAGCCGGAAGAGTTCGAGACCATGCAGCTGCGATTCGCGCAGGATGCAATCCACGCCTGGCGCGTGGGCCGGTTCCATTTGGCCCAGGGCAAGTTCCGCCCGGAAAGCTACGGTTTCACCAGCGACGTTGCCGGGCTTGGAACCACCCGGGGCGACGTGATCGACGTGGCCCATGACCTGGTCGAGTGGGGTGCTGGCTGGGGGAGGGTGGTCAGCATCGGCAACGTCGCCGGCAGGCCGACTCTGGTTCTTGACCAGATGGTGACCACCCAGGCCGGCAAGCGATACAGCGCGCAGCTCAGGTGCAGCGATGGTAGTGCCGTGGTCGTGGGCATCGTTGGCGCTGGGGGTGAGACGGACACCTTCTGGCTGGAGTCCATTCCCATGACCTCCGGTCCGTCTCCGCAGCCAAGAGTTTGGCCAGGCGACGGCTGTGTGATCGGTGAGGCAGAAAGCGTCACGGAGAAACTGCTGGTCACTGGCGTTCGCTACAGCGACGGTGGGCAAGTGACGGAATTCACCGCAGTTCGCTATGACGAGCGTGTGGCGCCGTTCTGGGCTGACCCGCCTGCCAGTATCGTCAGCGAAATCACGGGAACGACGTACGCTGAAGTTCCGGTGCCGGTCATCCTGGGGGTAATTAGCGACTCCGTTGCTGATGACCCTGACGATGCAGGAATCGTGGCTCCGGTAGTGCGCATCGGTATCGGTCGCCAATCGGAGTTGCACACGGAACTGAGGGCTGCCGCATGACAATCATCGCGCAGGAGCTGCGCTACCGGGTTGCCGGCGTGGATGGGACGGAATGGATCGTTGACCGCATTCCTACAGGGAGGAACATCGAGCTGCGTTCGGTGCGGCGCGGGGTCACCTACGACGTGGAGATTCGCAATGTCGACCACACCGGGCGTATGTCGGCGCCGGCCACGCTGCAGCACACGGTAGGGTCCACGATCCGAGAGGGGGCGCTGGCCCTGCCGGTGAACTCCGTCGCCAACATCAGCAGCGTGTGGGACGTGGATACTTCTGTCACCTACAGCGCCACCGACAGCGTCGCGACGGTCAGCGTCAGTGCTGGCACCCTGGTGATCGGAGGCACGACCATCAACTACGGTGCCAGCAGCGCGTCGGTCGCCGGCGCGCCTGAAACCGAAAAGACCATCTATCTGTTCTATGACGACCCCCGGCTTGAGGGTGGCTCTGTGGATCTCGGGGTCACCGAGGACTACATCACTTCAACTGCCGGCAATGGCCGCATTGCGATCACCACCCTGAAGATCACGTTCCCTGCCGTAGGCGCGCCACCCAGTACCGGCGGCGGCGGGATCGGTGGCGGTGGCGGTGGCGGCGGTGCCAAGAACCCAGCAGCGGAGCAGCAAGCGGTATGACCTACGAGAAGAGAAATGACGTGCCATGCCTCGCCGGCGAACAGGTCGTTGAACTGGACACCGGCTCCTTGGTGGCCACAAGCTGCAGCTGCGAGCGTGTGGCCACGGGCGTGGCGTTCCGCGCGAAGGCCAGGGCGATAGATGGCGAAGGGGAGCCTGTCCTGGACGCGGAGGGCCGGCCAGTGGTGACCGAGTTGTCCCATGTGGCCCCGGTCGCGGTGGTGGACGCTGAAACCGCGTCCGTCATATCGCGGGATTGCCTGCTGGCCGTTCTGGGCGAGCCGGTCACCCGACCGTGGGCCGACGTGCTGCTGTCCAGTGTCAGCATCCGGGTATCCCTGGCTGCAGCGCCTATCAGCGGGCCAGTGGACGCAGGCGCGGTCCTGTAGGGCTAAACGAACCCCTGCAGGCTGCCTTCCGGCGCTACGCCGAGCTTCACCAGCCACGTAGCAACCAGCTCGATGGTTGCCGTCTCACCTTCTGGGTAGGCGTCAATCAGGCGCTCTTCGACGTCGTCGCAGACCTCCCAGAAGACCTCTGACTCGCCGTGCTCCAGCAGAGCATGGCTGATTTCGTTGAACGCCAGCTCATAGTCGGCGTTCTGCTGGTTACTCATCGCCGCTATCCGGCTCGACCATGCCGGCCTCGCGGATGATTGCTTCAACGCGCTGGTGGAAGTACGTCCAGTCGGCGGGGGCCACGTACTGCTCAATCACTTCTGTCTCCCCGGCCACGGCCTCGGCCTGCTCGCCTTGGACCACGTCCCGGGCGATCTGGGCTGCCCGGCTTCGGAGCCAGTCCAGTCGGTCGTTCAGCTCGGCGCGGGTCAATTTGGCGTCCATGGACAAATCCTACGGTTCGGGGGCGTTATGCTCGGGTCAAAGGAGATGACCCATGTGTTATTCAGCGCAGATCGAAGCGGACTACAAGAAGTTCCAGCGGGAGTTCGGCGCGGTAGTCGATATCGAGACGTTCACCCGGTTGTGGCTTCGGGACAACGACAAGGCCCGCCGGCCGAAGACGCCCAGGGCATTGGACCTGTCTTTCCTCCGGCCCGGTGATTCCAGCGTTGCCGCCATTGCCGCCGAGATTCGGGAATGGGACACCGAGCAGGTCGCACAGCTTGAGACGGAGCTGACCAAGCAGACCGAGCGTCTGGCTGCCGCCGAGCAGAAGCTGGCCACCAAACCAACGAAGACCGCGGCAAACGAGCAGCGTATCGCCGGCAACAAGATCGAACAGATCAACCGAAAGGTGGCGGACCTGAAGCGGGCGAACCTCCTGGCACGGGACAGCCGAATGTTTCCAGGCTACTACTGCCCGGTGTTGGTCAGCGAGGGCGGGCAGCTGGTCGTGAAGCCGATGCGCTACCAGTGCCGCCCGGCTGGGAAGCCTGCTGCCTATGACGCGAAGTACCCGGGCACGTACAACGCCCGCCGCGACAACCTTGAAGGGTTCTGGAAAGGTCAGTTCGGGCACACGCATGGGCTGATCGTGGCCAGCCGGTTCTATGAGCACGTCGAGGTCGACGGCGAGAACCAGATTCTGGAGTTCGTTCCGCGCACCGGCGAGGACATGCTCATCGCGTGCCTGTGGTCGCACTGGAAGGACCCGAAGGGGGTGGAGCCGGATCTACTGAGCTTCGCCGCGGTGACCGATGAACCCGAACCGGAAGTGGCAGCAGCCGGCCACGACCGGACCATCATCAACATCAAACCCGAGCACGTCGAGGCGTGGCTGAACCCAGATCCGACCGAGCTGCAGGCGCTGTACGCCATCTTCGACGACAAGCGGCACCCGTTCTACGAGCACAAGATTGCGGCCTAGCTTTGGGGTTCTTCGGGCACTTCGTGCACGAACCCGACGATAGTCGGCGATATCACAACCTCCTCGCTGGGCTGCACGTACCTCGCGAGTCCGACGGGATGTCCATCCTCATCCCTTACAATAGAAATCTGCTCTCCACGGACTTCCAGCCAGCGAAGGATCATCTCACTTTGTTTCCTGAGATTTTTTGCTTCCTGCTCTAGTTGGAGGCCTGCCTTGACGTAGTACACATGGGACACGCGCCAAGTTATTGCCGCGCCCCCTAAGAACGCCAAGACTGTTGTAATGGCGGAATAAAGGTCTTGGTTCATTTGTTGGCCATCTGGCTCGGGAAGGAAAGGGCGGGGAGGGGGCGCAGCCGGTCGTATCACCATATGCGACCGAAGCTCTGCAAGCTAGGTCATGCTCACCGCCCCTTACCGCTGGCTCGACAGCCCCGACATCTGCTTTCTGTGCTTCAACTACCAGACTGTGGCGGTGTTGGGGCTGATGGAGGGCGGCAAGATCGATGGACGCCTGCATTGGCAGGGCCGGACGTTCTGGTTCAAGGCCGGGTCTTTCAGCCAGGGCAAGAGCTGGGTGGAGCGATGGGTGGCGGCGCGTGGCAATGACTTGGCCACCCGGCCGACCAGGCCGCGACAGCGGACGCGGGACAAGCTGGGATTGCTGTCCTTGGCCAGGTGCACCGGCCCGAATGCCGTCAGGCGCTGCAGAGCTTAG